TGCTCGATGACCTGTCCGGCCGGATGCCGCCCATCGAGGCCGCACGGACCGCGATCCGCGCTTACCACAAGCATCGGGCCGACGCGATCGTGGTCGAGGTCAACAACGGTGGCGAGTGGATCACCTCGACTATCCGGCAGATCGACCCCAGCGTGAACGTCCGCACCGTGCACGCCACCCGCGGCAAGCTCACCCGCGCCGAGCCCGTCGCCGCAGTCTTCGAGCAGCATGCCGCCCACGTCGTCGGCAGCCTCCCCGAGTTCGAGGAGCAGTGCGTCACCTGGGTGCCGGGCGACTCCAGCCCCGACCGACTCGACGGCGGCGTATGGGCGTTCACCGATCTCATGCTCGCGTCCGCGGGCAACCTCGCCGCGGTCGCCTAGGAGGACGCGTGAGCCAGTACAGGAACAAGGCGTTGCGCCGAGCAGCAGAGACCCGGTCCGCGCTCGGCATCGACAGCCTGCGCGACCGCATGCCCATCACCGTGGCGTCGGTCGGCGGGCAGCAGTCACTGACGATGGCGCTGGACGCCGAGGCCCGCGGCTACGCCCACTCGGCGGTCGCCTACCGGTGCGTGGCCGCGATCGCCGACAACGGCAGCAGCGTGCCCCTCGTCGTGCGCCGGCCGGACGGCGAGGCCATCGAGCCGCACCCGGTCTCACACCTGTTCAACAAGCGGCCCAACCCGCTGATGAGCGCGCGCGTCTTCAAGTCGCTGCTGCTTCAGCAGCTGGAGTTGGCCGGGCAGTCGTTCGTGTGGCTGGACCGTGGCGAGACCGGGCTCGGTGACGTCACGGAGATGCACCTCGTCTTCGACGGCGTGGACGTCATCGTGGACAAGCCGATCGCTCAGCGGCCCACCACGGCCAACGTGATCGGGTTCATGATCCGCAGGGGGGACGGCACCCAAGTCCCTGTCCTGCCCGAGGAGATGCTGTGGCTCCGCTACGCGCACCCGTGGGATCCGCTGGGCTGCATTGCCCCGTGGAAGGCCGCGCGGCACGCCGTCGACATGGACGCCTTCGCCCGCGAGTGGCAGCGCTCGTCGTACGCCAACGGGGGCCGTCCCTCGAACGTCGTCTACCTCGGCGACATGGGCGAGACCGAGTACAACCAGACCGTCGCGGCGTGGCGCTCCTCGGTGCAGGGCCCGGGTAACGCGGGCAAGTCGCTGTTCGTCCGGTCGCAGCCCGGGTCGGGCGGAGCGAACGGCGGCAAGGGCATCGCCGTTGAGCGGATGACGTTCACGCCCGAGGAGATGGAGTACCTCGAATCGCGGATGGCGAACGCCTCCGAGGTGATGCTCGCGTTCGGGATCCCGCACGACTACCTCAGCGGCGGCACGACGTACGAGAACCGGTCGGCCGCCCGCACCACACTGTGGTCGGACACGCTCACCCCGAAGCTGGAGACGATCGGCTCGGAGATCGACCTACGTCTCCTGCCGGACGATGCCGAGGAAGCCGAGTTCGACCTGTCCACGGTGGGCGCGCTGCAAGAGGCGCAGGACTCCGTGGCCAACCGGACCCGGGCCAGCGTCTACTCGGACACGCTGACGATCGACGAGGCCCGCGCCGAGCTCGGCTACGACGAGCTGCCGGGCGGGATCGGCGCGAACACCCTGACTCCGTACCGGGCGCAGTTCGCCCCGGTGCAGGGCACCCCGGCCGCCGACTCGGCGCGGTCGTGGGACGCCGACTTCTCGCGGCTGACGCCCGACGTCGGGCCCGTCGTTGAGCGCGCCGTAGAGGCTGCGCTCGCCCGGCTGCTCGGCGCGTCCCCGCCACAGGTCGACGCCCCGCCGACGCCCCGTCTATCCCGCGCAGACGACGCCCCGTCGTCACCGTCCCTCGCGGACATCAACCAGGCGTACGACGAGTTGGAGCGTGCCGGCCGTCGTGCCGTGCAGGCACTCGCCCGCGAGCAGGCCGAGCGTGTGCTGAGGGACTTCGACCGGCTGATGAAGAAGCCGGAGCGCTCGGCTGCGTGGCTGACCGAGGTGCGGACCGAGGCGTGTGCCCTCGCCCGCGAGCAGACGCTGACGCTCGCCGTGCCCAACCCGGAGGAGGTGCCGGCCGCGCGCCTCACCGACATGGAGGTCGCGTCCGGGCCGGAGGGGTGGGAGGAGCGCATCAAGGTGGGGCAGCTCTTCGACCCGAGGTACTGGCGTCGTCGTACGGGTGAGGCGTTGCGGCCGTTTGTTGAGCGGGCGTGGAAGCGCGGGGGCGTCTCGATCACCGGATCGTTCGACCTGAACGAGCCGTTCGTATCGGCCGCCCTGGACGATCGGATCGAGGAGTTGGCCGGGCAGGTGACGGCGACGACCGAGCAGGTGTTGCGGTCGCAGATCCTGGCGCACGGTGTGGCTGAGGGTGAGTCGGTGCCGGAGTTGCGGGCCCGTATCCAGCGGACGTTCACGAACCTCGGCGACTACCGGGCAACGATGATCGCCCGTACAGAGACCGTGGGCGGCTACTCGCAGGCCTCGTTCCTGGCCGCGCTGGACGCGGGCGCCACGAAGAAGACGTGGTTGGCCACGGCCGACGCGCGCACCCGCGAGACGCATCGCGAGGAGAACGGACGCTCGGCCGCGATGAACAAGCGGTTCGTGCTGACTAAGAGCAGGTGGCCCGCTGACGCCACTGCCCCGGCCGCGCAGTCGATCAACTGCCGCTGCGCGCTCACCTTCGAGTTCGAGGAGAACTGATCATGCAGACACCCGCCATCGGCCGCATCGTCCACATCACCATGGACCCGGCAGAGAACAACGGAGCCGACGTCGCCCCGGCCATCATCACGCGCGTCTGGTCGGACACCTGCGTCAACGTCCGCGTGCTGGCCGACAGCCACGCCACCGACTGGAAGACCTCCGTCACCATCTGGGAGACCCAAGACGCCCTGAACACCCACTACGACAAGCTCATCAGCGACGGCGTGGTGGCTGAGGGAACCCGTCCGTCCGGCGCCTTCTGGCCGCCGCGAGTGGGGGCCTGACCGTGGCGACGCTGCTGCAAGGCGAGGTCCCGGTGAAGCTCCAGGCCGCCGAGTACCTCCAGTACAGGGGCGCATACCGACCGCCGAACATTCCGTTGCGCGAGGTGCGCCGGGGTCCGTACGACGGGCATATCGGCGCAGTGCGGCCGGACGCGAACGGCGACTTGCCCAAGACGCTGGCCTTCCCCGCGAGGGACCCGCGCATCGTCTACGAGTTGGACCGAGTGCACGGCAACACGGCCATCTACCGGTACGCGCCGCGTCTCAGTGCCGCCCACCAGCCGCTCATGGACGCGGTCGCCGAGCAGTACCGCGAACACGCCGCGCAGCAAGCGGCGAAGAAGGGACAGCCCTCATGACCGAGATCGAGTTCCGCGTATTCGAGCAGCATGAGTTCCGTGTCGACGAGGGGCAGGACGGGAGCTTCGACGGCGTGGCCTGCCAGTACGGCAAGAAGGACTCGTACGGCACCACGTTCCACCCCGGCGTGTTCAAGAAGGGCATCGACAAGGGCAGCTATGCCTACCTGTGGATGCACAGCCCGTACACGCCCATCGGCACGTTCAAGGCCGACGAGCAGGCCAACCTGCTGCACATCGCGGGGGGTTACGACGACACGGTGGACGGCCGCGACAAGCGGGCTATGGCCCTCAGCGGCAGCGCCCGCGAACTCAGCGTCGGGTTCGTGCGGACCGACCTCCCCCCGTGGGAGAAGATCGCGCAGATGACCGACGAGGAGCGCGTCGAGCTGATGGAGAACATCCGCAGCGCGCGCCTGATCGAGGTCTCGCAGATCACCGCGCGCATGGCGGCCGTCCCCGGCAGCAAGCTGAAGACGGTCCGGTCGGCGCTCGGCGCCCTGTACACGGAGACCGTGGACGAGCCGACCCTCGCCGAGCGGCTGGCCGACTACGACCGCGAGCACGGCCGGGACTCGGCGGTCGCGCACGACGTTGAGATGCAGCGGCGGGAACGGCGCGCGGCGCTGCTCCGGCTGACCACCACCAGCGTGTGACGGGCGGGGGCCGCCGCGAATTGCAGCCCCCACCCACACGCACACCCGCAGTCGATCTACCCTCCCCACATCCGGGCGCTCGCACCGGACGTATAAGCCGCGAGCATGCCGGGCGCGATCCACCGGCCGTGACAGACGGACGCAGACCCCCAGACATCTGGGCGGCTGCGAGCCGTCCACGGACCGAGAGGACCCTCGTGAGCAACTTCGCGAAGATCCGCCCCATCGGTCGCCGCCGTGACGGCCGACCGATCTACCCCATCAAGGGCGGCGCCCCGACCCTGATCGAGCAGCGTGACGCGATCATCGCGCAGCTTCAGGACCCCAACTTCGACGGCGACACGGCCGACCTGCTTCAGCGGGCCGACCAGGTGGCCGCGGACATCGACGCCGCGAACCAGCGGGACGCCCGCCTCCGTGCCCTCCGGGCCGCGCAGCTCCCGGCCGGAGACCCGGCCCCGGACACCCGCGTGCAGCCGGGCATGCAGCCCGACGCCAACGGCAACGAGCACCCGCTCACGGTCGCCGAGGCGTTCATCCGCAGCGAGGCCCTGACCGCCTTCCGCGCACGCGGCAAGCGCGGTCAGTTTTCGGTCGACGGCATGGACTTCCGTGCAGCTCCGGCCGGCACGGTCACCACGGGCACGATGCTGCCGCAGAACACTCGGGTGCCGGGGATCATCCCCCAGAACCCGGACTTCCCGCTGCTCATCGCAGGCCTGCTCGACAGGCAGACCAGCGACGGGACCACGCTGGAGTACATGCGGGATACGTCGGGCCCGCAGTCGACGTGGAACGCGGCGGCGGTCGTGGCCGAGGGTGGCGACAAGCCGAAGAGCGGGCCGTTTACGTTCGACCTGATCAGCACGAGCCTGAAGACGGTCGCGCACTGGGTGCCGATCACCCGTCAGGCCGCCGACGACAACAGCCAGCTCATGGGCTACATCAACGGCAGGCTGACATACGGTCTGGACTTCAAGTTGGACAGGGAGATCCTGACCGGCAACGGCACCACCCAGATGCAGGGCATCCTCACCACGTCCGGCATCGGCGCCTACCAGCCGCCGTCGGGGAACACCGACTCGAAGCTGATCACGATCCGGAAGGCGAAGACGCAGGGCGAACTCGCGCTGTACCCGCCGGACGCGATCGTGCTCAACCCGATCGACTGGCAGGACGTCGAGCTCGACACCGACAGCACCGGCCAGTTCCGCGTCATCACCACAGTCACCGACTCCGGTGCCCCGATGCGCATCTGGGGTCTGACCGTCGTCACCTCCGTGGCGATGACCGCGGGTACCGCGCTCCTCGGCGGCTACCGCATGGGCGCCACCCTGTGGGAGCGGCAGGGCGTCACGATCCTCATGACCGACAGTCACGCGGATTATTTCACCGCGAACACGCTGGTCATCCTCGCCGAGCGGCGCGCGAATGTGGCGGTGCACACGCCCGCAGCGTTCGTCAAGATCACGTTTGCGGCGCTGCCGTAATGGGGGTCGTCAAGCAGGTCACCCTCGCCAAGGGCGGCACCAAGGTGACCAACCAGGAGACCGAGGTTCTCCAGGTCATCGGCACCTCGCTGCCCCTCATGGACGGCTCGTCGAAGCCCGTCATCAACAACGTCGCCAGCCCGTTCGCCAGCCTCACCGCGGCGGCCGACGCATACAACGCGCTGCTCGCCGCCCTGCGGACGCGCGGCGTCATCGGAGGTTCCTGATCATGGCAGCACGTAAGACTGCGGACTCCGCAGACGAGCAGCCCAACGCGGCCGTCGTGTCCACCCGCGAGTACGCGGGCGGCACCGGCTGGGACGTCGGGCAGGCCGCACCGGACGACGCCTACCGCGCCCTCGACTCGGCCGGCAGCGGCGAGCAGGTCGGCCCGGTCCTGCACGAGCACCCGGGCGGCTTCGCCCGGCAGATCGTCGCCAAGGGCGGGCTCATCACCGAGGGCGTCAAGCGCGAGCTGGAGGCCGGCGACAAGTCGGCGGCCGAGGGCGAGCAGGGCTGACGCATGGCGTACTGCTCCGAGGTGCAGGCCCGTGACGCGGGAGTGACCGGCACGAGTGCCGAGGTCGCCGCGTGGATCGAGGCTGCCCGGGAGCGGATCACCGCCTACACGCAGCAGCTCTTTGAACCAACTGACCTGGTGGTGGTGGCGGACGTGGCGCCGGGGGGACTGGTCATCCTCCCGCGCCGCGTCCGAACTATCACCTCGGTCATGCCTGTTCTGGCCGCTGACGACGGCCCGTCGATCCCGTCGTCTGCGTACCGGGTTACGTCGTCTGACGTGCTCGGACAGATCGACGCCCTGCATCTGGCGTGGGGTGGCTATGACGACCTCGTGGTGGGGGCCGAGTCCTACGCGGGCGGCTGGCTGGGGCTGTGGGAGCGGTGGGGTGCCCGGCAGGTGAAGGTGCTCGGCTCGTTCGGGTACGACGCTGCGCCGCTGCTGGTCGGGCAGGGCAACGCGCTGCTCGCTGCGGATATGCAGGCGAAGGCTCAGCCCTCGGATGCGGACGCGGCTGAGGACTCCTCGCTGAAGGTCGACGACGAGGGCAACAACGTCGCCATCGAGGACACCGACGACGCGTCGTCGGACGTCGTCAGCCCGGCTGCGTCGACCGGATCGACGCAGGTCGACGCCCTGTTGGCGGGCTATCTGAACCGTGGGCCTTCGCTGATCGGGGGCATCTGATGGTGCGGGTGCGCAGGTCGTTCCGGCCGCAGATGCGGGCGCAGGCGGGGCAGACGATCAACACGCGTGAGTATGAGCGCGGCCTACGTCGCTTTTTCGGCGGCATGTCGGCCGACGTGGCGCGGGCCGTGGACCGGACGCGGATCGACGTGCAGAACGAGGCGCGCCGCCGGGCCCCGGTCGACACCGGGCGCCTGCGCTCCTCGATCGTGTCGCGCACGGAGGGCGGCGGCCGGTCGCTCGGCTACGTGGTCGGGTCGAACGTCAACTACGCGGCGGCCGTGGAGTACGGGACCGCCCCGCACGTCATCAAGCCGAAGTACAAGCGCGCCCTCTACTGGCCTGGTGCCGCGCATCCGGTGGCGCAGGTCAACCACCCGGGTACGCGGGCGCAGCCATTCCTGCGTCCGGCGATTGAGCTGACTGAGATCTTCTGGCGGGCGCACGCCTCGCAGATCGGGCGGCGCTGATGGCCGCGACCACGTCGGGCGCCATCAAGGCCCGCCTCGAATCCCTCCAGTTCGGTGTCCCCGTGTTCCGCGACGGACCCCGCGAGGGACAGGCCGAGCCGTACATCGTCGTGCAGGAGGGCATGCCCGCCGGCCTCGACACGGGTCAGGGGGATTACGGTGACCCGTCCGCCGACATCAACATCGTCGAGACGATCACCGTCGACCTGGTGCAGCACGCCCGCATCAAGACCGGCGCGGCCACCACGAAGAACACCGAGCGGTACGGGCTGGCCGAGGCGATCGCCCACGCCCTGCACGGCTGCACCCTCCCTGCCCACCCGGCGAAGGTCACGGCCGTACGCGTGCAGGACATCGACCGCATCCCCATCGCGGACAACAAGGTGCGGCACTCCATCACGGTGCAGGTGCACCGCGTGCTGCTGCGCGAAGAGGTGGTCCCCCAGTGAAGATCACCCACACTCCGATGCCGCGCGAAGACGCCCTCACCGCGCTCGGCCCCTACTGGCCACCCCGCCCCGGATCCACCGTCGCCCACGTCCTCGGGCTAGCAGGCGCCATCCACGGCACCCTCTCCGTCCACGGCGACGACGGACAGCCCGGCACCGCCTGGTTGGTGGTCGACGGGCTGATCGTCCCCCAGGACGCCGGACCCCCTCCACAGCTGCCCAACTGCCGCATCGAGACCGTCCCCGAGCCCGCCCCCGCGACACCGCCGCTTACCCCGTAACCCGGGCCGGACCCCGGCACCAGGAAGGAACACGAGATGCCCATCTCCCGCGTGACGAAGCTGTACTCCGTGGTGGACGCGAAGATCGCGCCGCTCACCGCCGACCCCGCAGCCGGTAGTCCGACCTACGGCGCGCTCCTCGACGTCCCCGGTATCCAGACGATGGAGATCTCCGGAGACATCGAGACCAAGACGCTGCGTGGCGACAACGTCAAGCTCGACAGCAACAGCACGCTGACGAACATCCAGGTCAAGGTGGACCACGCCAAGCTCTCGCTGGACGTCCTCGCTGCGATCCTCGGGGGCACGGTCACCGACTCCGGCACCACACCCGCGCAGAAGTCCGTGTGGGACCTGACGAGCCTCTCGGCCACCCTGCCGCCATTCAAGCTGGAGGGCGTCACCCCTGCGGGCGGCGTGGACGTTGTGGGCGGTGACATGCACTGGACGCTGCACAAGGTGATCCTCACCGCCTTCCCGGACCTCGGGTTCGCGCAGGAGGACTACCGCATCGTCAGCTTCACGGCCGACGCGTCCCCGTTGATCAGCAACGGCAAGTGGATCTCCGGAACGCTCAACGAGACCGCTGCCGCGATCGCCTGACCCCGGGCCGGGCGCGTTCTCGCTCAGCGCGCCCGCCCCGGTCACCTCCCCACCCGCAGGCCGAAACCCGGCACTCACAGAGGGACGCCACCATGACCACAGGACTCGACCTCCTCGCCGAGGGCGGCACGATCACGCTCACCGATGGCAGCGAGGTGGGACTGCGCTACAGCTTCCGCGCCCTCGCCCTCCTCGAAGCGCGTTTCGGCTCGGTCGGCAACGTGCAGAACGCCATCGACTCGACCGGCCAAGGCGCCGCGTTCGGCCCGCTCGCGCAGATGATCGGCGCTGGCATGGTCGGCCCCGGAGGCTTCGAGCCCCACATTCGTGAGCACGTCGACGCCAAGGGCAACCGCACCGTCTCGGACATCGTGTACCGACGCCGTACGGACGGCGCGAACGTCGACGACCTCCTCGACCCCGGCCGCCTCGGCGACTACACCTCAGCGTTCAACGCGGCTCTCTCCCGTGCGCTGGAGTCTCGGGGAAACGACGCAGCCCCGGCGGCCGTGGAGACCGTGACCCCGGGGCTTGGCCATGGGCCGAGTACTACTACCTCGCCGTTGGTGCCCTCCACATTCAGCCCGGCGCCTTCTGGGACATGACACCGGCGCAGCTCCTCACGCTCGCCGATCAGCACCAGGCCGCCCATCAGTCGGGCGGCGACCGATCCCAGCCCACCTCAGGCCCCGGCCTGATGGAGATGGCCCTCATGTAGTGGCCCGCCCCGAGGAGGTGTGACCCGTGGCTGACAACATCAACCTGCCGAACCTGGTGAGCCACCTCGCGGTCAACCTCGACGGGGTGTCCGGGGCGATCGCGGACGCCTCCCGGCAGGGCTCATCGATGGGCGCCGCGCTGGGCCGGGGCGTCAACAACGAGTTGGACGCGCTGCTGCGGAACCTGCCGCAGGTCCACCTCGACGGCGATTCAACGGACCTCGACCGCGACTTGGTCCGTGTCCACCGTCAGTTGTCTGAACTCCAGTCGCAGCGCATCGGTATCGACATTGCGCTGCCGGACGCGCTCCGGCAGATCCAGACGTTGCAGACGCAGTTGCAGCGGCTCGGTGATGAGCACCCGAACGTCAACGTGCAGGCCAGCACGCGGCAGGCGTCACGGCAGCTGGACGAGTTGCTCGCCTCTGCTCGGCGTGTGGATGACACCGACGTCCACGTGAACGTCGACATCGACGAGGACCGCCCCAACCGATTCCTGGGAATCCTCGGCCGCCTCGGCAGCTCAGGCGCTTCGGCAGGGAAGACGATCGGCCTGAGCTTCGCGAAGGCCTCGGCCGCGATCGGCACCGCGGTCCCGCTGGTGGCGAACATCGTCGCGACGCTCGCGGACGTGGCGCCGGCGGCCGGGGTCGCAGTCACCGGTCTCATCGGGGTGCAACTGACCTCGGGCGCCGTGAAGCTGGCCGCGGTCGGCATGGACGACGCGCTGAAGGATGCGCTCGACCCGAGCAAGGCCGACGACTTCGACAAGGCGCTGGAGAAGCTGGCGCCGAACGCGCGCGCGTTCGCGAAGGAAGTCCACTCGCTCGCCCCGGAGTTGCACGAGGTGCAGCAGACCGTCCAGAACAAGGCGTTCTCCGGTCTGGACACGGTCCTCGACAAGCTGGCCGCCAAGACGTTGCCGATCCTGCGGCGGGGTCTCGTCGACTCGGCGGGGTCCGTGAACCTGATGGCGAAGGGGGTGGGCGGGGCAGCGCTGTCGCTGTCGGAGTCGGGCACGCTCGGCAAGGCGATCGACGGCGCGACGAAGGGCATGCGGAACCTGGTCCGAGTTCCGGGGCAGGTTGTCACGGCGGTCGGTCAGGTCGGTGCTGCTGCCGCGCCCGCGTTCAACAAGCTGACGACCGGTGCGGCGTCGGTCGCCGACAAAGTCGCGGACCGGCTGTCGAAGGCGTTCTCGTCGGGCGGCATGGAGAAGGCCATCAACACGGCCGTCGATCTCCTCGGCCGCATCGGCGATGTCGCCGGGAACGTGTTCAGCATCGTCGGCTCGATCTTCACGGCGGCGCAGGCGAACGGCGGCGGGTTCATCGGGACCCTCCAGCAGATCACCGGCGCGCTCGCTACGGCGTTCGCGTCACCAGCTGTGCAGTCCGGGCTGTCGGCCCTGTTCTCCACCATGTCGGTGATCGCGAAGACCGTTGCCCCGCTCCTCGGCCAGGCCCTCGGTGTCATCGCCCCCGTCCTGACCAAGCTTGGCCCACCGATCCAAACCCTCGTCACCGCGCTGGGCGACGCGCTCTCCCCGATCATCGACGCCCTCGGCCCAGTCCTCGTCACCGCGGCCGGCGCGGTCGGCACGCTGGTGACTGCTGTCGCTCCGCTGCTGCCCGTGCTCGGTCAGTTGGTTGCGGCGGTACTGCCCGCGCTGACTCCGCTGCTGGACGCCTTGAACACGGTGTTCATCGCCCTCGCCCCGGTGGTGACGCAGGTGGGCGGGATCCTCACCAACACCCTCGCGCCGATCCTCGCCCAACTGCCCGCGATCATCGCCCCGTTGGCGGCCGTGTTCGCGGACAACCTGGTGGTGTGGCTCAGCATCCTCGGCGACCTCCTCGTTCAACTCTCGCCGTCGTTTACCCAGTTGGGCGTCTCCTTCGCGCAGCTACTGATCGCCGCAACCCCGCTGATCACCGCGCTCGCCACGATCGCCACGGAACTCCTGTCCCACCTCGGCCCCGCGATCGCTCCGCTGGTCCAGGGTGCAGCGCAGCTCGCGACGATGCTGACGCGTCTGGTGACCGCGGTCATCACCACCATCGTCATCCCCGCCTTCCAGACGCTGAGCAAGCTCCTGACGGGCGATGTGTCCGGCGCCTTCAAGTCGGCGCAGAAGCTGTTCAGCAACGTCATCAACGCGACGGTCACCCTGTTCGTGGCCCTCCCGGGGCGGGTCGTGGCCGCCATCGCTCCGCTGCCCGGCAGGCTTCAGTCAGCTGCCGTTTCGGCGGGCGCGCAGATGGTGTCCGGGATCCGCGGCAAGCTCTCGGATGCGGTCAAGCTCCTCTCCGGTCTGCCGGGACGGGCCAAGTCGGCGCTCGGCGGTCTCGGGGGCGCCCTCGTATCGGCCGGCGCCTCGCTGATCTCCGGGTTCATCTCCGGCATCCAGAGCAAGATCCCATCGGTCAAGTCCGTGCTGAACACGCTCACTGGCAACCTCGCGGACTGGAAGGGACCGAAGGCGAAGGACGCCAAGATCTTGACGCCCGCCGGGCAACTCCTGATCAAGGGCTTCATCGCCGGTATCGATGGCACGACGGCGCAGCTCAAGTCCAAGCTGACGTCGATCACCAAGGCCCTGCCGACGAACGTGAAGTCGGGCATCGGCAAGACGCTGGCGAAGGCGACCGCCGAACTCCAGAAGGAAGTCACCAAGCGGGACGGCGTCCTCAAGAAGCTGGCGGCCGCGCAGAAGAAGCTCGACGACCTGGTGGCCGCCCGCTCGAAGGCGGCCGGGGACATCACGTCAGGGATCCTCCAAGAGGCCAACATCACCACCGGGCACTCCGACGTCAACTCGGTCACGTCGATCACGGTGGGGTTGCAGCAGGCGCTGAAGGCCAGCCAGGGCTTCCAGGCAAATATCGCCAAGCTGAAGAAGGAGGGGCTCCGCTCCGACCTCCTGCAGCAGATCGCGGATGCGGGTGTCGAGGGCGGTTCGGCGACGGCGGCGGCGCTGGCGAAGGCGACTCCGGCCGAGCTGAAGAAGATCAACGACCTTCAGTCGCAGCTCGCCAAGTCGGCGACGGCGACGGGCAACACGGTGGGCGACGCCCTGTACGGAGCGGGCATCAAGGCGGCTCAGGGGCTTGTGGCCGGGCTGAAGAGCCAGGAAAAGGCCATCGAGGCGATGATGAAGAAGATCGCCGAGGACATGCTGAAGACAGTCAAAAAAGCCCACAAGACTCACTCGCCGTCGCGTGCCTTCTACGACATCGGTGCGATGGACGGCGAGGGCCTGCGCGGCGGGTTCCTGTCGATGGCCGCGAAGGTCCGGGACGCCGCCCGCCACGTTGCGGGCGCGGCGCTCGACATCACGGGCAACGCGTTCACCGTGCCGTCCGGGGCACAGCTCGCCGGGGTGTCCGCTGCCGCTGGCGTGGGCGACCAGAACAACCACTTCCATCTGTACGGCTCCGACGCGTCGCCGGACGGCATCCTGCGGGCGCTGTCCTGGCAGGGCCTCGTAGGGAGGAAGTGATGGCGGCATTCGGACAGATCCAGTGGGGGCCCCTGATGTTCGGCCCCGGCACGCAGTACGCGGTGACAACGGTCTCGGGGCTCGATGACCTGCCGGACATCCGGACCGAGGACGTCGAACGGCCGGGCCAGCACGGCGACTACACCGGCCCTGACTTCACCGGGGCGCGCACCATTCAGCTCGGCCTCGGCCTGCGAGGTGACGACCCCGACGACCTGCGCGCCCTGAGCATCGCCCTGCGGAACGCGACGCAACCGCAAGACCAGCCCGCACCCCTTCAGTTCCTCGATCAGGGCGTCCTCGTCTACGGCAAGGTCAGGAAGCGGTCGATTCCGTACGACGCCGAATACCTGTGGCGGCTCGGCGACGCGGCCCTTGAGATCTACTGCGCCGACCCGTACCTGTACGGCCTCGACGAGCAGTCCGCATCGACGACCGCCTACAGCCCGGCGGCCGGCCGCACGTACCCGCTGACGTTCCCGCGGACGTACGGCAGCGCGGGCACCTCGGGACGGGTGACGGCCGTCAACTCCGGCGCGAGTCCCGCGTTCCCGGTGCTGCGCATCGACGGTCCCGTGGCGAACCCGGCGATCGAGCAGGTCGGCACCGGCGCCAACCTCACCTTGGACGCCTCGTTGCAGGTGGGCGAGTTCCTGATCATCGATACCCGCTCGCGGGCGGTGCTCCTCATGGGCACCAGTCCTCGCCGCTCGTGGGTGCGCGGCGGCTCCTCGTGGCCGCTGCTCCAACCGGGCTCCAACGAACTCGCCTACCGAGGCAGCGCGTTGCCGGGCGCCCCTGGCCAATCGTCTCTGCTCACCGTCACCTGGCGCGACACGAGCCTGTAGAGGAAGGAGATCCACCGATGACCGTGATCACTCCCCCCGCGTGGATGCAGGCCGGCAGCTACCCGGCCCGGAACGACCGGCTCGCCCTCACCGGCCTGCTCGGCTACCCGGGGTTCCTGGTCGACGAGTCCACCCCGATGCGGATCCGGCAGGGGGTGAAGCCGTCGTACACCAACTACCAGCTGAAGGTCCGCGCGGCCGCGACCCCGAACATGACCGTCATCGTCAGCGCGGGGTTCGCGTTCATCGACCAGCACGAGACCGGCGGCGCAGGCACCTACATCTGCGCCAACGACGGCGACGTCACCCTGACCGTGCAACCCGCGGGAGGCGCTGGCCAGTTCCGGCGGGACACCGTGGTCGCCTCGGTCTACGACGCCGAACTGTCCGGGTCCGCCTCGGAGTGGCGACTGGAGATCGTCCAAGGCCCGTACGCGGCGAGTGCCGGCGCCACGGTGCGGGGCACGCTGCCCGCCAACGCGCAGATCCTCGCGGACATCTCGCTGTCTCCGTCGCAGACGAGCGTGGCCGCGGGCAACATCGGCGATGTCCGGCAGTACAGCGTGGCTGCGGGCGGTGTGCTGCCCGTGGCGTCGTCGGGTGCTCCGCCTCGGCCGCACCCGGGGCAGGTGCTGTACTACACCGACACGGACGCGTTCTATGTCGGGCAGCAGGCGGGCACGGTGCGGCAGGTCCGGGAGCAGATCCGGCCGTCGACGTCCGACCAGGTCGGCATGCCCGCCTCGTTCGGCACCACGGGCGTCTTCGTCGACTTCACCTCCGCGCAGTGGCCTCCGGTCACGGTGACGGTCCCGCCGTCCGGGTCGGTGAAGGTGACGATCGGCTCGGCGGTCGCGAACACGAATACCACGACGTCGACCGCGTGGGCTGCGTGGCGCGCGTCGGGCGCATCGACGATGGCCGGTTCGGAGAAGAACGCGGTCACGACGGTCAACGGGCGTACGTACGCGAGCCGTACGTACCAGCTCAACGGGCTGACGCCCGGGGCCGCGCTGACGATCACCCCTCAGTGGAACGTCTCCTCGGCGGGCACGGTCGGCACGGTCACCCGCATCTCGGACGGGCAGCTGATTGTCGAGCCGATCGCATGACCGCCGACCTGATGGCGCTGTCGTCGCTGGTGACCGCACCTTCTCCTCAGCCGCAGCACACGTACACCTATCTGTTCGTCGACCTGCGTACGGACACGCTGCTCGCCGAGCTGCCGCTCGCGTCGGTCACCTACTCGTTCGAGCTGAACGGGATCGGCAAACTCGGCGGCACGATTCCGTACAACAACGAGACGCTGCCCCTCGACCCGGAGACCGCGAGCACGCCGGCGCGGACTGCGGTGTACGTGGACCGTGACGGGGTCATCGTGTGGGGCGGCATCATCTGGACGCGGACGGACGCGACCGGCGGGAAGCAGATCCAGGCCGCCGAGTTCCTCAGCTACTACCAGCACCGCTACGTGAAGAAGACGCTGTCCACGGACACGTCGCTGCTGATCAACCCTGCGTACGTGGACGCGGGCGGGCAGCGCCTCTATGCCGACCAACGCTTCGTGGTGTGGTCGCTGTTGCGGTACGCCACCGATCAGCCGGGCGGCAGCCTCGGCCTGGACACCAGCGCGCTGGCTGCGGCGGCGGACGGCATCACCCGCGATGTGACGTACTTCGGGTACGAGCGGCCGGAGATCTACAAGTTGATCGCTGATCTCGCGGCGGCCGACGACGGGTTTGATTTCGCGATCGAGGTCGGGTGGACGCCGATCGCGAACAACAACCCGCCGACCAGGTACCGCCGTGCTCGGTCCTGGTATCCGCGCCGTGGCCGTACGGCTGATGACTCCGGGCTGGTGTTCTCGAAGGGCGGCGGCGCGGGGTCGATCCTCTCGTACGACTGGCCGGAGGACGGCACGTCGATGGTGACGGAGATGTCGGGGCTCGGCGCCGGTACGGGCGAGGCGAAGATCGTGAAGACGGCTGTGGATCAGGACCTGATTGATTCGGGGTGGCCGCTCCTTGAAGGGGTGGCGTCGTACGACGGCGTCACCGACGAGGACCAGGTGCAGGGTCTGACGAATGCCGACCTCGACGCAGCGAGCGGCTCGCAAGTGCAGCCCACCTTCGAGGTCAGCGCGGACACCGACCCCGCCTTCGGCAGCTACAGCGTCGGCGACGAGGCCCTGTTCGTCATCGACCCCGAGGCGCAATCCCCGTCCGGGCGTGAAGGCGTGCTGCGCATCGTGTCCATCGAGAACACATCGGTGAACGGTCCCGAGCGCATCAAGCTGACCTGCGTGGGGGTCTGATGCCCAAGGTCATGAAGTCGACGAACTTCCTCCAGCAGCTGGCCGAGGTGAAGGAGCAACTCGCCTCCCTCCAGCGGACGGGCTGGGAGCGCGACGAGCTGCCGTTCTACCCCACCTCGCTGCACGGCCTGGTGTACGAGGACGCCACCAGCTTCGTGACCCTGTGGGAGACGATCCTCAGCCCGCGCACGGCCACGCTCTCGCTCGGCCTGGTGTTCCTCGGTGACGTCGTCTCCTCGACGAACAGCGGCGGCGACTGGCAGGTGCTCCTCGACGCCAACGTCGGCGCCTCCGGCACGGTGCCTGCCACGTTCTCCTATGTCCTCCCGGCCCTGTCCCTCGACCTCACCCCGTACCTGGCCAACCCCCAGCTCAAGGTGCAGGTGCAGGTGCGTCGTACTGCGGGCGCCACGACCGGCGGCAAGTACGGCGGCGGCGGTGCGATCGGCGGCTCACCCCGATACGCCCAACTCCTCTGAAAGGAACCACCCCATGGCCACACCCATGAGCGCCTCCCAGTTCATCGCCGCCCTGCGCGCCGAAGGCGTCACGGTCGTTGAAGTCGGCAACTGGGAGACCCACAACCGCAACAGCAAGGGCGCGTGGGGACCAGTGAACGGAGTGGTCATCCACCACACCGTCAGCTCCGGCGTCAGCAACACGGTCGCCCTGTGCAGAGACGGCGACAGCAACCTGCCCGGCCCGCTCTGTCACGGCGTCATCGACAAGCAGGGCGTCGTCCACCTGGTCGGATACGGCCGCGCCAACCACGCGGGCGGCGGGGACCCGAAGGTGCTGTCGGCGGTGTCCGCCGAGAGCTACGGGGACCGCCCGCCGGCGCCGCACGAGCACCAGGGCAGCGCGGGCGCGGTCGATGGCAACGTCCACTTCTACGGCTTCGAGTGCATCAACCTCGGTGACGGTAAGGACCCGTGGCCTGCCGCGCAGTTGGAGGCGATCGAGCGTGTGTCGGCGGCGATCTGTCGTCACCACGGCTGGGATAAGCGGTCGATCATCGGGCATCTGGAGTGGTCGGACTGGAAGTCGGACCCGCGCGGTTTCTCCATGGTCGACATGCGGAAGCGGGTCGCTACCAGGCTCGGTCAGGCAGCGACTCCGACCACCCCGTCGGCTCCGAGCACGCCAACGTACGAGCCGTTCCCGGGCACCTCGCTCTTCAAAGCCGGGAAGAAGTCGCCGATCATCGCGGCGATGCACAAGCGCCTCGTCGCCGAAGGCTGCAACGCCTACGCGTCCAGCGCCAACTCCAACGTGTGGGGCTCAGGCGACAAGGCCTCCTACGCCAAGTGGCAGCGGAAGCTCGGCTACACAGGCACGGCCGCCGACGGCATCCCGGGGCCCACCTCCTGGTCCAAGCTCCACGTCCCCAACGTCTGACCCATCCCGCGTCTGACCTCCCCGAAAGGAATCGACGATGACCCTCTACGACTGGCTCGCCTCCCTCTGGCGCACCCTCGTGCCGTACTTCGTGGGATTCGCCGCAGTGCAGCTGGCCCGACTCGGCATCACCATGAACGACGCCACGCTGACGGCCGCGCTCACGGCCGGCTTCGGCACCGTCTACTACGCCCTGTTCCGGCTGCTGGAGCAGAGAGCAGGGAAGGCGTGGGGCTGGTTCCTCGGGCTGGCCCGGCCGCCGCAGTATCCGAAGCAGCCTGCGGGCGGCGTCTGATGTGCGCGGCGGTCCGGCGGCTGCGCCAGCGGTTGGGCCGCCGCGGCATCTTCCTCCTCATCATCGGCACCGGGAAGACGTGCTGGGGAATCTCCTTCCTGGTGGACCCTCCCGACGATCACGGGCTTCAACTGCTGACTGACGTCTGCTCGCTGCGCCACTGGGCATGGCTGTGGATCATTGCCGGGCTGGTCACCGGCACCTCCGCTTTCCTGCGGATCGGCCGCGACCGGTACGGGTTCGTGGCCGCGCTCATTCCCCCCACCGTGTGGGCTGTTGCCTACACCGCCGCCGTCGTGACCGGCACCTACTCTCGCGGCGCGTACGTTGCCGTCTGGTACCTCACCTCGCACGTCGGGGTCATCCTGTGGGCGGCAACGGTGCCCGAGTATTCGGTCCCCCACCTGCCGAGACCCGCCCGGAAAGGCAAGGCGGCATGAGCCTGTGGGCGGGGATCGTGGCGGCGTTCGGCACGGTCGGCATGGTCGTGGCCGGATTGTTCGCTGCGCGGGCGACTACGCGCGCGGCGGCGGCTACGGCCGAGGCGACTCAGGCGGCCGCTCAGGTACAGGCCGCTCCCGCGCTGCGCTCGGCGGATCTGGCCGTGTTGCAGGCAACCGTGACCCGAGTGGACGAGGAGAACGGGCAGTTGCGTGGGCGCATGTCCCGCTTGGAGTCGATCCTCCGGGCGTTCTCGTGGACGACGGACCGGTGGGCCGCGCAGATGCACCGGGCCGGGATCGACCCTGATCCGGCGCACCCGTTGGTGGACGAGTACAACCGAACTGGAGTGTGACCCGCCATGCCGTTCCCTGATGGGGTGCAGACCGTCACCCTGACCGGACACCAGACTCTGGCCGATGGCAACGGACGCCCGCTGCCCGTGAAGATCCGGCCCGTGCCTGACCGCGTCGTCGGTGCGGAGTGGGGCGTCGTCGTCGAGCGTGACCCCGTCGTCGTCCAGCCCGACGCCGCTGGTGAGTGGACTACGGCCCTCGTCGCGACCGATGCCGCAGGGTTCGACCCGACAGGGTGGACGTACCGCGTTGAGACGGGCGGCGGTGAGGCCCTGTACGTGTCGCTGCCGCACTCCCTCGGCACGGTCGACCTGTCCGAACTGATCGACGCGGGCTCGGACAACGGCGAGTACGTCCTCGTGCCCGGACCGCCCGGACCCCAGGGACCGGCCGGCCCGAAGGGCGACAAGGGCGACCCGGGCGACGGCGGCGCAGGGCTGGTCACCTCGGTCAACGGGGAGCAGGGCGTTGTCGTGCTGGACGCGGCCGATGTGGGGGCCGACGCTGCTGGCGCAGCCACCGCCGCTCAGTCCGCAGCGATCAGCGCCGCGGCATCGGATGCTACGGCGAAGGTGGCCGCGCATGTCGCTGCCACCGATCCGCACGGCGACCGTGCTGCCGCAACGTCCGCGCTGTCCGGGCACGTTGCCGCTACGGACCCGCATGGGGATCGCGCCGCCGCATCCACCGCGCTGGCCACGCATGCCGGGCAGACGACCACCGTGCACGGCATCGCGGACACGGCCGTGCTTGAGACCGTGACCGGCGCGCAGTCGAAGGCGACCGCCGCGCAGTCCGCTGCAACCACCGCGGCGGCGGCCGACGCCACGGCGAAGGTCTCGGCGCACACTGCGGCGAGCGACCCACACGGAGACCGCGCCGCAGCCACCACAGCGCTCACCACGCACACGGGCGCCGCGGACCCACACGGCGACAGGGCCGCCGCAACGGCCGCGCTGACCACCCACACGGGGGCCGCCGATCCACACGGCGACAGGGCGTACGCGGACAGCAGCAAGCTCGCCAAGGCCTCGAACCTCAGCGACCTACCGAACCCGGGCACTGCGCGTACCAGCCTCGGTCTCGGTGGCGCGGCCACGCTGAGCGTGGGCACGGGGTCGGGCACGGTGGCCGCGGGCAACGATGGCCGGTTCACGGACGCGAGGACGCCCACCGTGCACGCTTCGAGCCACGCCTCAGGCGGCTCCGATCCGGTCACCCCTGCAGCAATCGGCGCCCTCAGCCTCGCCTCGTACGGCAACCAGTGGGTTCCCTCGGACCATGGTCTGACGGCGTGGGCGTTCGACCCGGCAGCGTCGTCGCCCTCAGGTACGACGCTCAGCACCGGGTTCATCTACCTCGTCGAGCTGGTCCTCAGGCAGGCCGCTTCGATCAGCAAGATTCACGCCGTGCTCGGCGCGGCAGGGTCGGGACTGACCGCAGCCCAGTGCCTCGCCGGGTACTACGACACCGCGGGCAACCGGGTCGGCATCACCGCGGACCAGTCGACTGTGTGGAACAGCGCGGGCTACAAGGCGATGAACCTGCTCGCCTCGTATTCGGCGCCGGCCGGGAAGCTGTACGCGGCGTTCTTGTTCGCGGGGACGACGAGCCCGACGTTCGCGTGCGGGTCGACCCTCGGCGCGGCGTTCACCCCGGGCAACGCCAACTTGGCTGCGAGCGGGTACCGGTTCTGCCGGAGCGCGTCGGGGCAGACTGCGTTGCCCACGTCGATCACCTTGTCCGGGTACACGCCGGACGCGAACAACGTGTGGGCCGCGGCGAGCTGACCTGTCCGCTCCTGGAAACAGGCGCGCCCCCTGCGTGTGCAGGGGGCGCAACCAGCAACTCCGCAGCGGGACCGAGGAGTAGCGTTCTGAGTGTCGAGGTCAGAACGAGGAGTCCCAGTATGCCCGAGCGCACCGACACCGCATCACCTCATCCCGGCGACCGGCTGAAAGAGCTTCGTCTCACGAGCGGGCTCACGCAAGAACGCCTCGCCGAACGGGCGGGGCTCAGCATCGGAGTGATCAAAAAACTTGAAGGTGGGGGCAGCGCCCGGCTCGACACCTACCACGCTCTCGCCCGCGCCCTCGGCGTCCGCACGAGCGCGCTCTTCGAATCGGGCGGGGCACACGCCTCCACGCGCGGGGACGACGACAACATCGACTTGATGCCGCTCCGGCAGGCCATTGCGCCGGCCGTCACCTACTCCGGGCGCCTCGCCGACACCGTCGCAGTCGATCCGGACCTGGACCGATTGCGCTCCACTGCTGCCGAGGTCGGCACCGCCTACCACCGCGACCAATACGGCTACGTCGCCGAGTTCCTCCCCGCCCTCGTCCACGCCGCCCATGCCGCCGTCAGCTACTTCGACAACGGCCCCGAGCACACCGCGGCGGTCCGGATCCGGTCCGACGTTCTCCAGATGGCCGGCCGCTACCTGACCCAGGTCCGCGCCTACGACCTCGCGCACACCGCACTGCGGGACGCGATCGGCGACGCGGCACGGGCGGACGACATGGGCAGCGTGGCGGCGGCCGTGTACCAGCAGGGCTGGTTGCTGATGCGTCAGGGGCGCCTGGACGAGGCGGAGCAGGTGAGCGTGGCGACGGCGGATGCGGTGGAGCCGAGGATCTCCCGGGCGACGAAGCAGACGCTGGGGGCGTGGGGAAAGTTGCTGGTCCATGGGAGCGCGGCGGCGGCACGCAACAACCGGCCGGCGGAGGCGCGGGAGATTCTCCGCTTGGGCCGGACGGCGGGCGTCGCCCTCGGCAGTGGGCAGGCGGTCGCGGTGTCGAGCTGGGGGCGCTTCGACTGGCGCACGGTCGCGTTCCAGGGGATCGAGAACCAACTGGTGGCGGAGAAGCCGGACCGGGTTCTGCGGTTGTCGGAGCGGATGCCGGCCCCCACCGACAAGAAGGGCCGACTGTTCATGCGCAGGCACCTGCTGGACGTGGCGCAGGCGCACGTGATGATGCGGACCCCGGACGAGGCCACCAACATCCTGTGGTCGCTGATGGGCGAGACGCCGGAGTGGCTGCGGCACCAGCGGATGGCGGCCGACACGTTCCACGACGCGATGGGGAAGAGCAAGCGGCGGCGGATGACATTGAAGGAGAGGGAGCTGGCGCAGTTCTTCGGCAGGCGCTGAGAAGGTCTACGGAACGTGTCTGTTACCGCGCGGTCAGGTTCGCAAGGTCCACGGAACGTGTCTGTTGTGGTCGAGGCGTGACTCCTACGGTCGGGTGTGTGAGACGGATCACCGTGACCGTGGAGGCCTGAGGTATGTCGAGCGAACACGCACTCACCCCGACGATCGACGTGCTCGGCTTACTCACGCTCCCAGACGTGGACGACCTTTCGGAGGCACAGCGGCGCGGCGCGGTCTGCGTGTGGGGCGACAGCCCGCTCACCCCCTTGTCAGCCGTGGACCTCGGCGAGCGGCACGACGACGGTACAAGCTGGTTCCCCCGGGCGTGCCGCCCGTGCGCGGTCGGCCGCGCCATGAACGCGCTCCAGGACCACTCCGGATCGTGCGAGCAATGCGTCGACGACCACACCCAGTGCCCCACGGGGCTTGGCCTCGTGCGCCTCGTCCGGGAGACCCGGCGATGATCTGTGCGCGCTGCGACAAGCCGATCCTGAAGGGCGAGGCATTCGCGGAGGTCGACAAGTTCTCTCCTTCGGCCGGTGGCGCGGTGCTGCACGTGCACGTGAAGGAAACGTGCGTGCGCCCGTATTCGCAGACGACGCCCCACTCGATACGTCACTGAGCCCCCGTCCCTGGTACCGGTGGTCGGGCCGGGGGCGGGATGCACGCGGCTGCTCCGACGCCCCGTCCGCGCAGCCGCTGTGACCCGCCGCAGCGCGTACCCCCGACGCCTGCGGCGGGTCACCTGAAGAACTCCGCGACCGAGACGCCGATCACTCGCGCCAGCCTGATCAGGGTGTCCGCCGTAGGTGACTGCTGACCGGCCTCGATCCGGACGACGGTCGGGCGATCGGTGCCGGCGTCGTTCGCGACGGCCTCTTGGGTGAGGCGGGCTCGATGGCGCGCTGCGCGAATGTTCACCCCCATGGCCTGCCGTTCGGCGAGGACCCAGTCAGGTGGGGGCGAGGCGGAGGGCACCCGCTCACGCTGGCTTGTTCATGATCGAGAGTCTGTAGGGGTAGGCCTACATTTATTGACTGATCTTGCAACTTCGTGGGCAGGTGCGCAGGACCACCCATGAGGTGCACCGAGCGGGCGTACGGTCGAGCTCCTCGCGCGAGGTACTCATCCGCCCATATGGCGGATCCGTGCGTCCAGCCGTCCCGAGCCCTACAGTGGGGTTCGGGACGGCCCACTTCTGTGGGTCGTCGAGTCCTCGCCAAAGTGGGGCGGGGGATTGGCCAAGCGCCTTGCATTAAGTAGGCGAAGCCCCAGCTGGGAAGTCGCTGGTTAGCACAATGCTTACGCCCATACACCTTCTAAGCGCTTGGCCGCAGGTTCGAGTCCTGCCGGGGGCGCAAACACCCTCTGACCTCAGCGTTTAGGCAGAGGGCCTTTTCATGTCTACCCCGTACAGCGCTATTTGGCCAAGCGCCTTGCCTCCTTCGTGATTCGGCGTAGCGTCGTACCCATCCCCCGGATACCACCACCACATCCCGGGGGCCAGGACCATTCGCGTACCCGAATGAGGATGGTGAGGCGTGACCGCCACCACGACCACTGACGACCCCAAGCCGTACGACATCGGCCCCCTCGCCTCCTCGTGGGTGAGATCCCTCCGCGCACGCAACCTGAGCCCGAACACTCAGCGGATCTACCGCCGCGCCGCTGAGCAGTTCCGGACCTACCTGCTCACCTACGAGCCGTCCGAGCCGGAAGGCCGGGGCGCGCCAACGGCGTTGGACGGCGACACCGGGATTCACCGCGAGCACGTCGAGGCGTACATCGGGGGCCTGATCCAGACCACCAGCCCCGGGAACGCGCACCAGCACTTCCGCTCACTGAAGACGTTCTTCAACTGGGCTGTCGACGAGGAGGAGATGGACCGCTCCCCCATGCGGACGATGAAGGCGCCCACGGTCCCCGAGGTCGAGGTGCCGATCATCTCGGACGACGCGCTGAAGAAGTTGCTCGGCGTGTGCAAGGGGAAGGAGTTCAAAGACCGTCGCGACGCGGCGATCATCATGATGTTCCTCGACACCGGCGCCCGCCTCAGCGAACTAACCGTGCGCACGCAGGACAAGCTCGACCTGGACCTGATGGTGCTGCACGTACTGGGGAAGGGTGGCCGTGAACGGCCGGCCCCCTTCGGTCGGGCTACCGCGCTGGCGATGGACCGGTATCTGCGGTCTGCGGGAAAGTACTTGGGGCGTGCTCTCACGCCGAGCGATCCGCTGTGGGTCAGCTTCAAGCGGCGCGAGGCCATGACGATCTGGGGGGTGGGGACGATGATCGAAAACCGGTGCAAAGAGGCGGGCATCGACCATGTCCACCCCCACCAATTCCGGCACACGTTCGCGCACCTGTGGCAGGTGAACGGGGGCGGAGACGACGCCCTGATGAGGATCATGGGGTGGCGGTCGCGGCAGATGCTGAACCGGTACGGGGCATCTGCGGGGCAGGAGCGCGCGTTGAAGATCCATAGGGACCTGAGCCCCGGCGACCGGTTGTAGTCGCCGGGCTCACGGCTCAGTCGAGGTCGCCTTCCGGGTGGGGGGCGGCCTCGTTCGATTCGGGTGGTGCTTCGGAGTGGTCGCGGCTGTCTGCTCGGGACCATCGGCCGCTGTCTACGCCGTCGCGGAAGACGGATTGCAGGCTGGCCGCGATCTGCTCGGGTGGCCATGAGAAGTCGATGGCCAGGTCGTACCTGCTAAGGCTGTCTCGTACGGCAACTGGCGTCTCCCCCTTGAGATTGACAGCCTGGACGGTAACTTCCGGCGTGTCTGCCACTCGACCCCCATTCCCGCGTGTGCGCAGGCAGCAACAATCGCACACACGTTCGGACCGCGCGAGGTTCGATCACTCTACGCCGAGTGTCGCAATATGGTGGTCACCCAATGGGGTGAATGTGAAACGTTCCGTGTGTGGGAGAAGCCTGTTCGACTACTCGTCCGCCTCGTCCCGTTCCTTGCGGAGCATGTCGAAGAACTCCTTCACTGCGGGCATCTGATCAGGCGTGGCACCTGCGGCAACGGCCACCCTGTACACGGCGTCGTCGTCCTCGCTGCCCGTCTCGAATGGCGGCTGCCCGCTGCTCCACCCTCGGATGAACTGCCTGTGCGCAGCGTCCCCAACCCGGTCGGGGTGCAGGCGCATGCCGGCGGCGAGGGCGCGAATGAGGGGCGGGTTGATCTTCACGTTCTCGCCTGTGGAGATCTTCCAGACGAGGTTGGCGCTTGGCTTGTAGCCCGTCTCCGGGTCGACTGACCGGTTTGCTAGCTCTTCGAAGGTGTCCGGCCTGCCCTTGCCTGCGCGCTCGGCTACGAGCTGCGCCAGCGTCTCGGCGTCCCGAGTCGTCATGGAGGTCTCCAGGTCTGCGGGCGGGGGGCCTGATGTGTCGGCTCATCAGGCGGGGGGTCCCCGCTTTATGGGGTCCATTGTCCACACGCGTATACGCGAATGGGTACCTGGCCTGCCAAGACAGTCTCAAAAACGTCCCACGTGTGTACGCATACGGGGCGCAAGGGGCGCACCGGAATCAGCGGAACGCTGTGCTAGACATCCGCTCAGCGCTGTGCTTAGCTATCCCCATCCCCATTCGAGGATGGGGATGACCGCACGGAGGCAAGGTGCCCGACGACAGATATCGGGTGCATGACGGCGCACTCATGCAGCGCCTGATGAAGCACCCGCTGGCGGGGGGTCGGGTCCACTCGGTCAGGTCTCTGGCCAGGGCAACAGGCGTCTCGTACAGCAAGATCCAGAAACTGATCAGCGAGGAACGGCCCACCGTTCCGGAACCGGAAGCCGACGCGATCGCGGCGGAACTCCAGTCCAGACGGCGGGCTCTTTTTTCGCCCGACTCATCCCCATTCGGGGATGGGGATGAAAGAGAGAGGGAGGGACATGGACCCGCAGGACCGATCGCTTCGGGCCAGCCTCGCCGCACACACCAGTTGGGCGAACACGCTCGACCCCACGAGTCGGACGGCGAAGGCGCGAGCCGCGGCGAACGGCCGCTTTGAGCAGAAGGCGCGGGAGTTGCACCCGGACGCGACGGACGAGCAGATCGCCCGTGTGGCCGCGCACCTGAAGTCGGCGCACTTCAAGCGCCTCGCGCTCGCCTCGGCCAAGTCCCGCCGTTCGAAGGCGAAGACGGCCGCCGCCTGACCTACCGCACATGCGCCTGAGGGCCGCTCCGACTTGCCGGCCTGAGCGACCCCCGACCGGCGCCTCTACCAACCACAGAAACGAGAGGTCACCGATGACCATCGAGACTACCGAACCCGCGATCGCCTCGGCCGAGGACGTCCGCCGCAGCAGTTACACGGCCGCGCTGTCCCTCGCCGGACTGATCCTCAGCGACTGCACGGGGACTCTGCCGACCAGCTTCGAGGTCACCGTCCACACGTGGGCGCCGACCAAGTCGGAGCTCAGCTTCTACTTCCACCGCGACGTGCCCGGCATGCGGAAGTTCCGCGACGACCAGATGCTGACCGAGACGATGACCACCCGCGATGACGGCTCGGTGTACTGCGAGGCCGTGCGCGAGGACGACGACGGCGACGGCGTGCGTGTTGTCGCCTGGGTGCTGATGCCCGCCGAGGCCCCGGCGGTCGCCGCGTGAACACGAAGCTGATCAACTCGGCGGCGGGCGTGATCAACGCGGCGCTGACACAGAACAGGACGGCGGCGGGCATCGCGCTGGCATTGGACTCGGCGGGCATGCTGATGACGCCGGAGACGGCGGCCGAACTGGCTGGCCTGCGGGCGCGGTTCGCGGTGTCGGACCACTCGGTCGACGAGGACCCGATCGCGTTCGCGCTGACCGACAAGCCGGTCGACGAAGACGACGTGCGTCCGCAGGTGCGCAGGCTCCGTGCGCTCCTCGCTGGACAGCGCATGCAGTCGGGTGGTGAAGCCCGATGAGCCGCTACCGCGTCACGTTCGAGCGCGTCGGCCGCCGAGGTGGCCGCGACGGCAGCACGCCCCCCGCCCCTCTGACCACGGCCGCCAGCAGCGGGGAGCACCTCGCCGTGCAGGTGCTCGCCTACACCCGTCCGTTCCTCGCGTCTCGCGGGGTCGACGTCGTCATCGACCTCGACGAGGGCCGCGGCTTCCTGCTGGCTGGGTTCCACACGGCTGGTGAGTTCACCGTGGAGGAAGAGCCCGACCGGGTGCAGGTCTTGGACGACGAGGGCCGGTTCCTCGGTCGCCCGGACTCGGGTGGTGCGTCGTGATCGCGCTTCTGGCCGCTACCGCGCTGTTCGCGGTCGTCTGCATCGGTTGGGCCGTCCTCATCCCGTCCGGGGGTGACAGTCGATGAGCGCCCTCGCCTGGGTCCTGTGGGTGGCCGCCGTCTGGTCGGTGGTCTACCTGTTCCTCCTCGTCGACGCGCCCACGCTGATGGGTCGCTGGCTGCGAGGCCACCGATGAGCACCCACGACGAGCAGGCATACGACGGCGAGTTGGCCATGCTGCGCGGCTTCGTGGACGTGATCCGCGTGGCTGCCGAGCACGGCGACATGTCGCAGGTGCGGCAGCTGATCGTCGAGCACGACATCGACGCGGCAGAGGCGCTCGCCGAGGCCGAGGGGAAGAGCAGCCGTCCCACGGCCGACGCCACCCCCGACAAGGTCGACCGCTTCGAGGCCCGCCTCGCGCAGCTTCTCGACACCATCCGCACCCACGGCGGCAAGTGGTCCACCGGCGCCTTGCAGGAACTCCGCCGCAAGCAAGGCGGGACGAAGCAACGCGGCACCGCCCGGCGGGACTTGGCCGAGCTGTACCGCCGTGGCCACCTGCACCAGCACGGCGGCGGAGACGGCCGCTTCTACACGCTGAAGCGCAGAGGCGGTGACGCCCGATGACGACGACCGCGCAGGCCGGGGCTTCGGCCCAGTCCGCCGGCCCCGCCCCCTCGTGGCCGCCGGACTGGGATCGCGTGCTCGACACGGCGATCCGCAGGTGGGGCGGCAAGTGGGACACCGCGCGAGTGCAGCAGCTGTACGCCGTCCGCTACGGCCGCCGCCTGTACCGCGAGGACGCCCGCGCCTTCCTCTCGCGCCGCGCCCACCAGGGCGTGCTGCTCCTGCACAACCAGCCCGACGCCCGCTACTACACGCTCGCCCGCACCACCGGAGGGGACCGCACGTGACCACCGAACTAGCCAGCAGGCTCACTGACCAGCAGCTGAAGGTGCTGTTCTCCGAGCTCCACAAGTCCCGCGTGGGGCAGAACCAGAAGGGCTTCAGCCACGTCCAGCAGTGGGACGTGCGGCGCTTCCTGATCCGGGTGTTCGGATTCGGCGGCTACGACACCGAGCTGATCTCGATCGACTGCGTCAAGGAAATCGAGATCAAGAACGGTGACCGGTCGCGCTGGACGGTCGTGTATCGGGTCCACCAGCGGCTCACCGTCAAGGACGTCACGGGCCGACCGATCGCCACCTTCGACGGCGTGGCCACGGGCGACGCGCAGAATCAGCCGAGCCTCGGCGACGCCCACGACGGCGCCGTGAAGGAAGCCGACTCGCAGTCGCTGAAGCGCGCGGCCGTGAACCTCGGCGACGCGTTCGGCCTCAGCCTCTACAACGGCGGTAACACGACCCCGGTCGTTCTCTGGTCGGCCGCGCATCCGCACCTCACCATCAAGGGCCCGGCCGCTGGGCACGACGAGGCCAAGCCGGAGGACCCGCCCGTCGAAGCGGAGCCGGACACGAAGGCGGACGCCTCCGCGCCGGACCCGACGCCCCCGCCCGCCGCTGCCGCCCCACCGCAGCAGGCAGCGCCCGGCCCCGCCGCCGTGCCGGACCCGCCGCAGCAGCAACGCCCCGGCACCATGCCGCCCGCCGGAGCCAGCGAGCGGCAGACCGCCCTCGACGCCATGTGGGCCGCAGCCAAGGCCGCCGACTTCACCGAGGGACTGCCCGCGCAGTTCGCCGGCGCCTTCGGCCACCCGATCGAGCAGGGCACCGCCGCTGAGTTCCGGCAGGCCCGCGGCCTCATGGTCGGGAGCGTCGCCGCATGAGCAACCTCCGTGAACTGGCCCGCGAAGAGGCCACGTTGAAGGCCCTCGTCGACGTCGTCACCGAACGTTTGAAGGCGGTCCGCGCTGAGACGCAGGCCGCGTTGGACACGGCCGAGCAGGAGACCGGTACCCGGCAGGTCGCCGCGCAGCTGGAGGACGGTCTGTCCGTCGCGACGATCTCGCTCACCGACCCGAAGCCCGAGGCCAAGGTGATCGACGCCGACGCGTTCCAGGCGTGGGTGATGGAGTCCTTCCCCGGTGAGATCGAGCGCCGCTTCGTCGCAGAGGTGCGCGGCGCCTTCCTCTCGAAGGTGCTCGACGAGATGACCGCGGCGGGCGTGGCCCGCATCGTGGACAAGGAGACCGGCGAACTGCACGACGTGCCGGGCGTAGAGGTACGGGCGACGCGCTCGCGCAACCACTCGCTCCGCTTCAAGCCTGGCGGCCGTGAGGGGATCGCGGCGGCGTGGCAGGCGGGCACGCTCGCACTGCCTGGCGTCACGGGCCCTGCAGCGGTTGAGCCGGGGGCGACCTCGTGAGCCCGCTCGCGCGCCTGCGCCGCATCGTGCAGCCCGGCCACGGCCACCGCCGCAAGGGCACCCACACCCCGTGCCCCGACCACACCGTCCCGCTCCGTGTCCTCATGCGCCCCACCGAGGCCCTCGTCAACGACCTCGCATGGTGCCCCGCTGAGGAGCGGGAGACGCTGCACGCGTTCCTGCGTCTCGGCGGCCGGCAGTGCTGGACGTGCCGCACGGTGACCCTCGACCCGACGCCGCCGGGCGGTGCCGAGTGAGCACGCTGTTCGACCCCGAGGTTCCGGCCGCTACGACGGCGGCCGGGGCCCGGCGCGCACCGTTCGTCATCACCCTGCCCACCGGCCTCTACCTGCTGAACGCGAATCAGCGACTGCACCACCGCCCGAAAGCCGAGCACACGAAGGCGATCCGGGACGCGGCATTCGAGGCCGTGAGCGAGTGCCCGTCCCTCATGGACGCGCTCGCCGCCGCCAAGCCGGGGCCTCTCTTCCAGCGGGCGCACATCCTCGGCGTCGTGCATCCGAGGTCGCACCGGCGGGCTGACCCCGCCAACCTCTACCCGTCTTTCAAGGCCGCCGTGGACGGCTTGGTCGACGCGGGCCTGTTCGAGGACGACGACCACACTCGCGTCGTTGGCCCGGACATGCGCCTCGGTCGGGTCGTGAAGGGCGGGCAACTCGTGCTCGTCGTCTCCGGGTTGGAGCCCGACGAAGACCCGCTCGGCTACGGGGCGGTGACCTCGTGATCATCGGAGGATTCGCTGGCCCCGGCGGCTGGGACGTCGCTCTCCGCCGACGCCAAGCCCTGCACATCGGGATGGAGTTGGACCCGTGGGCGTGCGCCACCCGCGCCGCCGAAGGCCACATCACCATCCGCTGCGACGTCACCGCCTACCCGACCGCCCCGTTCCGCGGCCGGATCACCGGCAAAGTCGACAGCCCCGTCTGCACCCCCTACTCGCGAGCAGGCAAGGCCCGCGGCTTGGAGGATCTGCCGCTCGTCCACCAGGCGGTCGACGACCTCGCGGCAGGACGCGACACCCGGGCCCAACTCCTCACCGCGTGCAAGGACCCGCTGTCCCTGCTGGCGGCCGAGCCGATGCGCTGGCACGCCGATCTGCGCCCCGAGTGGATCGCCATGGAGCAGGTGCCCGACGTGCTGCCGCTGTGGCAGCAGTACGCCCGCATCCTGCGCGCCTGGGGGTACAGCGCCTGGACGGGCACCCTCAACACCGCGGACTACGGAGTGCCGCAGACCCGGCGCCGGGCGATCCTGATCGCCTCACGCACCCGGGAGGTCACGGCCCCGGCCCCGACGCACACCGAGTACTCCGCTGACGCCCTGTTCGGCGGTCGGCTGCTGCCGTGGGTGTCGATGGCGGATGCCCTCGGCTGGCCGGGCGGCATCGGCATCAACACCCGCGGCGAACGCCGGACGTCCGGCGGCAATAACTTCCCCGCCGACGAGCCGTCCTGGACGCTGACGGAGAAGGCGCGGTCCTGGTGGGTGCTCCGCCACAGCGCACGATCCAATGCCACGACGCGCCGCCTAGACCAGCCGGCCGCGACGAGCGTCGCGGGGCACGCCCGGCGGGACTACCGGTGGGAGACCGTGGGCGAAGGCCCGCAGGAGCGTCGCCCGCTCGCGCTGTCGGAAGCCGCCGTCCTTCAGGGCTTCCGCGCCAACTATCTGTTCCAGGGCAGTGAGTCGAAGGCGTTCCAACAGATCGCCAACGCGGTACCGCCGCAGCTCGCCGAGGCCGTCCTCAACCAGGCCGCGGGACCGACCGTCGCGTACGGAGCTGCCGCGTGACGCCCGCTCGGCGCCGTCGCGCCCCGCCGAAGGCCGAGGCGGAGTACGTGCCCGGGACGCTCCTCAACTGGAACGCCTCGACGCACTGGGACTACGACGGCCCCCGCCCCTGCCGGTACTGCGACGTCCCCACCCAACTCCGCGACTCCCACGGCAAGCACGCGCACAAGACGTGCGCTGAAGAAGCCCTCGCTCAGCAGGTTTCTGATGCGGCTGAGGCCTACCACCAGAACGGACCACGATGACCGACCGCACCTTCACCCGCGAGCAGCTCGACGCCTGGGACCTTCCCGGCGCTTGGGCCGCCAACGCCCCCGAGATCCTGCACCGCGAGCAGGTCGACACCCGCCGCTGGGTGTCCGTGAACGAGCTGATCTTCCGCGCCCCGGACGACGGCAAGGCGTACCGCGTCTACTACGACCAGGGCCTGACCGAGAACCAGGAAGACACCGACCCCTGGAACGACGACCGCGAGATCAAGGGCACTGAGGTCGAGCAGCGCGCCAAGACCACCATGGTCTGGGAGGACACCCGCGCCGAGGCTGCCTCGGCCGAGCAGCCCGCCGCCCCGGAGATCCCCGCAGAGACCGCCGCGCACGTCCTCTTCCAAGAGCGCCTCGGCGGCTGGCCACCCTCCACCTTCGCCGCCAAGTTGCTGAACCTCTGGACGTCGGCCGACACCGCGAACGCCGAACACCTCGCCGACGCCTTCCCCGCGTACGCCGCCGCCATCGCCCTCGTGAAGAGCGGCCAGCCCGGCATCACGCAGCTGCGCGCCATCGCTGGCGACGACTGACCACCCTCCCGACGGCCGCGCCCCCGGGGCGTCCCCCACGCCCGCGGCCGTCACCGGGTCCCGCCGTCCCCCACGGCGGGACCCGGCCCCCAACCCCGCACCACCCACACGGAAAGGCACAGCACATGCCCAAGCTGCCCGCCCACCAGACGCCCGAAGCCAAGCTCGACTCGGCCGCCGGGCACATCGACGTCGCCCTCACCCGCGACCAGAAGCGCGGCGCCTTCGAGAAGCCCGGCTACGTCATGTACGCCATCGTCGCGCTCACCTCCACCTCGTACACCGGCCACGCGGACGGCGAGGACAAGGCCCCGCACGTCAAGTTCCGCATCACCGAGTGCGAGGTGGCCGCCAGCGACGAGGAGGCCGTCACCCTCGCCGACGCGAAGCGCGCCATGTGGAGGCGCCGCCAGATGGAGGGGACGTTCGACGAGGTTGGCCCCGGTCCGACGAAGCCGGACGACGTCCTCGCGGCCGGGCTCGCCGGGCACCCCACCGAAGACGAGTACCGCGAGCACCAGCGCGCGAAGGAAGACCGCCGCCGCGGCGAGTACGTGAGGTGACCCGCACCGCCCAGGGCCAGCACGGCCGGCACCCCGGGCGGATCTTGCCGGAACGATCCCGCACCACACCTGAGAGAGACACCGAGTTGAGCATCGACGAGCAGGCCCCCGCCAGCGGGAGCGTCCCGAACGCCTTCGGGAACGCCCTCGCCTGGAAATGGGTGCCCAGCATGCCGTCCGCGTTGAAGCGCGCGCACGTGCACACGCTGCTCTACGCGCTCCGCTCGATGGCCAGCGCCTCCGGGGAACTCCGCTTCGCCGACCGCAAGCCGATGACCATCAAGGCCATCTCGCGGGCCGCCGGATGCGACGAGAGGGACGCCCGTGACCGCCTCGATGCCGCCATCAAGGCGGGGGTCGTCCGGGTCGTCGGGGAGCGCCGACGAGGCCGCTCAGCCCTGTACGTGATCATGCCGACCCCGTTCCCGGATTGGGCCGCTGCGGTCGCGTATCTGGAGTTCGTGAAGGAGGAGCGGGAGGCGGCTCGGCAGAAGCGGGAGGTCGAGCGGAAGGCCGCTCCGTGGACTGAGGAGAACGGGGGGCGGTCCCCCGAACTGGAAGACGGGGAGAACGGGGGACCGCCCCCCGAACTTCCGGGCCCTGAACAGAAGTCAGAACGGGGGACCGCCCCCCGAATGAGTTCAGGGGACCGCCCCCTGAACGGTTCAGGGGACCGCCCCCCGTACACCCCAGGGGGTTACCCATGGGGTTCCCATGACGGGGCTGAGGTCGGTTTCCAACCTCAGGTAGTTGGGGCTTCCGGCCCTCAAGATCATCCCCCCCAGGAAGACACCACCAGCGGCGAACTCGCCCCCGGCTGGATCCCCTGCGAGCGCTGCCACGACCCGATGCTCCCCCGCTTCGGCCGCCGCACCCACGCCCACTGCCCACCCGTCACCGACCGAGAGAGGCACACCGCATGACCGCGCCGTACTACGAAGACGACACCGTGCAGCTGTACCTCGGCGACATGCACGAGATCCTGCCCGAGCTGAACATCACCGCTGACCTGATCGTCGCCGACCCGCCCTACGGCGAGACGTCCCTCGCGTGGGACCGGTGGCCGAAGGGCTGGCCCGAACTCGCACGCGACGCCGCCAGCTCGATGTGGTGCTTCGGCTCGATGCGCATGTTCCTCGACCGCGGGCCGGAGTTCACAGACTGGAAGCTCAGCCAGGACGTTGTATGGCGCAAGAACGCCGGATCGGGCTTCGCCACCGACCGCTTCAAGCGCATCCACGAACACGCTCTGCACTGGTACCGAGGGAACTGGCGAGACGTCCACCACGACGCTCAGCGCGAGACAGCGCCACCGACCAACTCGGATCGTGAGGTCCGGCTCAACTCAACCGTCCGCCAGCACAGGGGTGACCAGTACCACCACGGGGTCATCAAGCCTGGCGCCTGGGTGGACGACGGAACTCGCCTCGTGCCCAGCGTCATCGACGCGAAGAACATGCGCGGGCGAGCGCTCCATCCGACAGAGAAGTCAATCGGCATCCTCACTCCGCTGATTCGCTACGCCTGCCCCGAAGGCGGCCTCGTCGTTGACCCATTCGCCGGGTCCGGCAGCACCTTGGACGCCGCCCGCCAGACCGGCCGCCGGGCCATCGGCATCGAAGCCCGCGAGGACTACTGCGAAGCCGCCGCCCGACGCCTCTCCGCGCTCACCCTGCCCACCGCCTGACCTGCACCGCCGACCAACCGCCCCACGACCAACCCCCGGGGAGACACGCCATGACCAGCCTGTTTGACCTCACCGCCACCACACCGAACCTCCCCTGCCGCAGCGTTGACCCCGAGATCTTCTTCAGCAAAAGCAGCAGCGACAGGGAAGCCGCGAAGGCTCTCTGCCAGGGCTGCCCGATCAAGCAGGCGTGCGCGCAGTACGCCCTCGACCACCGCGACGTGAAGGGCGTGTGGGGCGGCACCACTGCCGCCGGCCGCCGCCAGTTCTGGACTGGTGAGCCGTCGCGCTTCGACGAGCAGGGGCGGCTGCGGCTGGAGTGCGGGTCGGAGCGGGCGTACCGGGCGCACTTCTCGTACCGCGAGCAGCCGTGTGACGCCTGCCTGGCTGCGCATCAGGCGCAGATCGAGGGTGAGCGGCGGGCGCGGCTGGCCGAGGAGCACGCGAAGGGTGGGTCGTCGCGGGGCTATTTCATTCACCGCCGGTTGGGGGAGGTGGCGTGCGGGCTGTGTCGGGCGGGTCAGGGGCGTGAGGCGAAGGCGCGGCGTGCGCGGGAGCGTGCGGACGCTGAGCGGGCGCGTGCGTCGTGGGGTGACCCGTGGGACCCCAGGACCGCGCTAGCCCCTCAGGCGGGCGTACAGAGCCTCGCCATCGCTAGCTGACACACCACCACCAAGGAGACATCCATGTCCGAACTGGACAACGCCCGCGCCGGACTTCAGCGCTACGCCCTCATGAATGGCCCCGGGTTCATCGAGCGG